TGCAATCAAATCTTTGAATGGTATCAAGTGCATAATCTCATTTACTTCTCTATCTGCCAGAGGTACATCAACCGCATCTGATGCGATTAGAGGTCTTGAACAATTGAAATTGTTTGATGTAGCTGTTTGTGATGCGTACAGAGTTTGAGGATTATCAACAGTATTTGCATAAATCTTTCTTTGCTGATAGTATGCACAGCAAGAAGGATTATTGCTGTTTGCAAAAGGATTTTTCTGAATAGGAGCTGTTTCAGATAAATCTGGCTCAATATTATCATCTGTGAATGAGTTTGTTTTTGAAGTTCCTACATATCCAAAAATACCATTAACAGAGCGATAGACATTATATTCAGTTGCACCTGTTACTGCTGTCCAATTTATTGTGATATATTCTGATGTAGTCCAATATGCTTCTCTGTGTCCAGATACACTTGCCTCATTTGAGCGAGCACTCTCTTCAAGAGTATCTGCATCAACTGCTGTAACAAGATAAGTGTATGTACGCATATTGCCTGTGCCGCCTGTCCATGATGCAGTTACACCTGTTGGCGCTACAATTGACGGCTGAAAAAGAATATCAGACAAAACCCAATTGTCATGGTCGTATCTTATAAGTTCTTTCGGCGCATAGTTCAAATGAGTAATTGTCAAGACATCAGCAGATTGAGCAAACTTCAAATGTTGCAAATCGTCTGCTGCATAAGGAGTTACAATCTCATAAACATCCTGCTCTCTCCAATATTCATTTGCTAAATCTGTTGCAAAAGTTCCTGATGTGTGAGCTGTTTGGCAGAAATAAGTTTTATCATTGTTTGATACAAAATCCCCTACTTTGTATGCTGTACTTGTTACCCAAGCAGCAGGACTATCAACAACGATATAACCGCCATCTTGAATAAATCTGAAATAATACTCACCTGCTTCAATAATGTATGTCTGTTCAGTATTAAAAGTAAAAGGTATCAGGCGCACTTTTGTTGAGCTGTCTTTTACCTGTCCGACATATTCAAGACCAAATCTATTTGAAACACATCCCTCTTGATGCACAAATCCATTTTTCAATGTTTTTAAGCCGATAGAATATTGCTCTAAATCTGTTCTCATATATAGAGGCGGACAAAATTCACCTCTTGCAAAACTTACTTGTGATATTCTTGTATTAGCCATGAGTTATTTCCTTTATCTTGCATCAAGATATGTAGTTTTATCTTCATCCACTTCTTGACCTTCTGATGCATTTGCGGCTTGACCTAATCTCACCTTATCCCAATATCTTCTCATTGCATCATCAGCTTTTTGTTGTGAGCCTGTAATTGCTTTGCCTGCCTGCCCTGCTAAATAAAGAGCAAGAGCTGTTGCAAATTCAGGAGCAAAAAAGTTTTCAATTTCAACTCTTCTTGTATATCTCAAAACAATTGGTGATATAGTTGTGAGCAATATTTTCTGACCTGCTTCATTTGAAGATGGTTTGAATTTTTTTCTATCCCCATTGCCGCCTGCTTCAAATACTTCACGAGCAGCAACACAATCATTCGGACAATCATAGACAAACTGAAAACGAGGGTCAAGACATTCATCAGATGTTGGTGTTAGAGTTCTGTATTTTTCTGCGAAATTCCAATCAAATGATTTCAATACTTCATCTCTTGAATTTTCGTAGAAGTTTCTTAAAATGATAGCTCTTGTATCATCTTGCGCATCTGCGTTTGCAATGGGAGCTGTAACCCCAAGCTCATTCAATGCCATATTAAATATTTTAGTTTTTGAAATTGCCATACTGCCCCCTATAAAAACCACTTACTTGCAACAGAGCCTGTCTTTGCGACCCCTTCAATACCTGATGCAAGAGCATTCATTTTTCCTGCTGAATAAGCATTTTGTCCTGCGATAACATCAAGATTTGATTGATTTGAGAAGTTATTTGCTTGCTGTTCGTATTGTATTGCTTTTCTTTCGTAGTTATAACGAGTTTGAAGAGCATCCAATTCTCCCATTGCAGCAGTATCTTCAATAACATCAAGAGCTGTGCCCTGTGTTACATCAATCCCATTTGCAGCCATTGCGGTCTGTTGAGAGCCAATTGCTTGCGCAGTTTTTATTCTTTGCAATCTTGCCTCTTCAATTCCCTGCTGCCTTTCAAGTGCTGCATTCTTTTCAGCTATTTTCGCATTCTCTTGTGCAACTTGTGCCTGATAATTGTAGTATGCTTGCTGATTTTTCCCCTGTTGATATGACGAAACACCGCCGACAACACCACCTGCAACACCTGCAATTGCACCTGCTGCAAGCGCCACATTAGCAATACCCGTCATTACACCCAGAGCAGATACACCAACCGCAGAAGCTGCTGATGCTGATGCAATAGCTGCTGATGATAAACCAAGCGCTGTACCCAATGCTGTCATTGTAATCAAACACATTTTACTTTACCTCTTATTTGTTTTCTTTCAGAGCTGCTTCAAGCTCTTTTATTTGTTCATCTACTGATTTTTTGTCAGCATCTTCAATTAAAATGCCTTTTTCAATTCCTTTGTCAATCAATCTGTTAAGATATTCAATTGCTTCTGGACTTGCTTCAGGAGCTTTCTCTTCTCCTGCTTTTTCTTCACCTTCTGGATTTACAGGAGCAGCTTCTCCGCCTTCTTTTGTTTCATCCTGTCCAACATTGTCCAATTCAGGATTTTTGTTTTCATCAGGATTTACAGGAGTTTTGCCTGCATCTGGATTTTGCTGTCCAACATTGTCCAAAGGTTTTTCTTCTTTTTTCTCTTTTTTAGTTTCAATTCCATCTGCAAGAGTTGCCCAAGATGGTAATTTTTTTCCTTTGAAATCTATAATCCTGCCTGCTTTTATGTATTCAAGATTATAGTAGCAATCTTTAATAACCTTAACCTTCATTTTCTTCTCCTTTGCCGTACAATACTTTTGCTGCATTTACAGCAGCATCAACTTTTTGTTTTAATTTTGGAGCAACAAGTGCCATAAGTTCTTTGTCTTGTTTGATTTCTTCTGCTCTCATGATAGTTCTTGCAGCATCATCAATTTCCCAATCTTTGAATTTTGGCTCTTCTCCAACACCTTCTGCTTCAATATTCAATTTAATTTCTTGCGACATTTTTAATTTCCCTTTCAAATAAAAGCAGAGGAGCAAAAACTCCCCTGCTTTATGCTGTTAGTTACATATCCTGAAATGAGCCTTCATTTGCAGCAACAATACCTGCGGTAATCTTACCTGTTGTTGCATTTGAACCTGTTACATCATAGTAAAGGCGCAAGTAGCCAAGATTGCCTTTTGGTATAAAGTTAATCGGAGCAACATAACCTGCTTTAAGGTCAGCTACTGCGATAGCTCCTGTTGTTGCCAAAGTTACAGGAGTTGTGAATGCTGCATCAGTTGCAGTTTGTACTTTGATTTCTAATGATGTCAAAGTAGCAAAATCTTCCGTAACTTGTATGCGAAGAGGGATAGGTGTACCAAAAGCAACCTCTTTCAATTGTCCGTTTGTGATTTTAATTACATTTGTTGAAGCTGCATCTGCTGTAACAGCTTGATTGTTTGAAAAGATATTCTCTAAATCGTATAACATTTTTAATTCTCCTTATAATTTTTTTGTGTAATAATCAGCAGAGATTGACCGCTCTGCTATCGGTTTTGTTTTGTAGTTGAAGAAAACTATGATACAACTGCTTCTGTGTCAAGAATTTGGTCGCAGCATTTTACAGGTATGCCCAAGAATTTAACAACAGGTTTGCCTGCAAATTCATCAACTGTTAATTGAACATTTGATTTGTTCATAGCTTGTAAGTGCAAGTAAGTTTCTATTGTTTCATTTACATAGATAACTGTTTTGCCGCCTTTTGCGTGTTGTTTAATTCTGTGATACATTTGAACCATTAAAGTGATTAAATCAGCAGCACCTGAACCTGCTAAATCAGACACATCAATGTTTGCAATTCTGCCGTTAGCTCTGTAATTTCTAACAGTTAGACCAATATCCCAAGAGAAGTAATCTCTGTATGCTTCAAAGTCATCACCATTTCCATCTTGTGCAGTTACTTGACCTTTGTCAATGTGTTGCAAACCTGCTTTGCTTCCTTTCGGGAATAACAAGTGAGTGTGTTTTTCACCCCAAGTTACAAACCAGATAGAAGTATTGTCAGCACCAGAGCCGCCTGCTGATAAGATTTGATAACCGATATTGCCCTTTGTAGTAGAGATTTTGTTGTAACGAGTTGCCAAACCATCAAAAGCAGCATCATCTTTTCCTTTGTTACCATAGAAAATGTTCTTTTGTACTTTGTTATTCATACCCTGAATGTGAGCTTCTGCTTCATTCAATCTGAATTGGTTAGTATTTCCGTTCAAGTCTGCAAGTTTTTTATCAACAAGTGAATAATCATCAAGCATTGCAGTTGTATCAGTTACTTGTGTGTAATCACCTTTTTGACATTTTACACCTTGATAGAATTTTCTAAATTCAGGGTCAGGTAAACCGTTTCTTACTGTTGTTTTGTGAGAAGTGCCGTCATTACATTCAAGAGTGATAGCATCTTCAAGAAGTACATTGGATTGAACAAACAAATCAATAATAGTTGCTGTTACTTTTCCATCACCTTCCATTTGTGAGTACATGTCTTTCAATGTTAAATAAGTGTTTCCTACTGTTGCCATAATAAATTTCTCCTTTTCCTAATTAAGTATTACATTTTTACTCTTGTGAGTTATTGCCATAAAGAATATCTGCTGCAT